TGAAAAATAAAATCTTTTAAGTAAATTTATCATATCTTCTGACGACATGCCTGCAACATTGTAATAAAAGAATTTCATGTTACTAATTTTCTCCCATACTGCTCTAACTTTTTTAACAACAGCTTCTCCTGCCTGCCTCCACATACCAGTTTCTAATAAATGTACTGGAACTTTTGATAGTGCTGCACATTGCCTTATAATCAATTCTTCTTTGCTCATCTCGCCATTATCAAAGTGTAATACTGGCACTTCATATTCTGCGCTTACTTTTGTTGCATAGTCCATACAGAACTGTGTTTTACCAACGCCTGCTCGAGCACATATAACTGTAATATTTCCTGGTCTTAATAGTGAACCATAAAGTTCATTAACTCGCTTGTGTGGACCCATCATGCCAAATTCACTAATAGGATTATTTCCTCTGAACTCAACAAGTTCTTTCATTTCTTCAAATATATTTTCTGGCTTTCTTTCTCCTACGTCATATAAATTTATTTGTCCGTTATATAGCTTATCGGCCTTTTCAACAATCTTATTAAATGGCTCTGAAGCATCCATTTTATGCATAGCGTTTGCGATAGTTTTGCCGCATTCCGCAAGCTCTCGTCTGACTGTAAGTTTTTTAAGTTCTCTTGCAACATTAACTATTGTAGACTCACTTAGTTTTTGTAGAGCAAGAGAGGATATATAATCGCCAACGCTAATATTATCTTCAAAAGAAATGCCTAAAGAGGTAACCCTGTGGGCAAGCATTGTTTCATTGATTTCTTCTCCTTGTTCAATTGCTTGCGAGAGAGTATTATATATTGTTTTGTGGACAATAGTATCCTTGGAATAAAAATCCTCAGAACTTGTGAGGGTTGATATATCTGAATACTTATGTGGATATTTTATTAGTCCAGCTAGTAGTTGTTTCTCTAGCTCAAGCGAAAAAATCATGTAGGAAATTATATATTATATTGATATGAAAGTCAAGGGTTATTCTTCTCCACCTTCAGGATGAATCGCATCTTCTAGTTTTTCTACTTGATAAAGATACTTTTCAATTGCTTTTCTTAAACCCATGTCAATTATCTGTGTTTCGGACCTTGCATAAACCAAGGGTCTACCATCTGCAGAGACATAAGCCATTACAAATCCTTTATTGTTCTCATCTCCGTTACCAGTAAGTTCATATATTTCATCTAGTACAGAATCAGGTAACTGAAAACATGGTAAATTATCTGGATCAATATCTTGGTTATTCATGTATATATTTTACACTATTTATAAGGTTACGTCAAACTTTTTGAATAAAGATTTATTAATTAGGTCAGAATCGTATATTTCTACAAGAGTAATCTCATTAATTTCACAAAATTCTACCTTCATTTGATCTCTTTTTAATTGTTCAAGATAATTATTTTTATGGCCACCATGAAAAAACTTAGTATATCTAGTGTGCTGCGCGCCTTGGACTTCTACTGCGACTCTTTTGTTTGCATTGTAAAAGTCTAGAGTTAATCTTGTGCCCACAACTGGAAACTCTTCAAAAGTAACATGATTAAACCAGTAATCTTTTAAAAAATCTTTGACTGCTTTTTGTCTTTTACTTCTGCTTGAAGCTTCCCAGTTTATAATACGTTTTTTTAAATTTTTAACTCGTTTTGTTTTTCCATTGATAGTTTGAAATTCCATATTATGATTTTAAAATATCTTCTTTAAAGTTTTCTATTAATGCTAGTGCAAGTTCTTTATTTTCTTCAAGTAGATTAAGCAACTTAGGTTCTCCTTGAATTTTTTCTGGCAAACCCATATCTTTATATTGTTCATAAATATCTTCAGAAAATTTAATCCATGCGCCGCTTTTTTCAAAATAGTCCCAAAGTAGCATCATGTCAATTAATTCGCGCTCTACCCAAATAGAGTTGCCATCTGTTCTACCATATTTAATTGGATATCGAACTTTTGCGCCCGTTTTTTCATTAACGGTCTTTTTAAAAGCAATCTTACATTGATGACCAGTTGGATTACCTTTCTTATCTACAGTTTCTGCATTTGGGTTTTCCCAAAAAATATCAGCATTATATCTTTCTTCAAACTCTAATATGTTATTTGCATAATGTTTTACTGCATGACCACCTGCTGACTTTGGTTTTGCGCCTGTTCTACTAAATCCAGTGGGTATTTCTACGCGTACTTGACTAGTTATGATTGCAACATGTCCATTCATTGCTATTGGTAGTGATTGCTTTTTTAAAAAAACTGATGAAATTAAGCTGCCACCTGCCACTTGTTCTGCGTCACCAAAAGCTTTATCATAGTCAGCTTGGCGGCACAAGCCATCCATACTGTCTATAATAAACATGTATTTTCTATTTTCTTGATTATTCTGCACAAGATCGCGAATTAAATCAAATACTTTTTCAAAAATATTACATGAAATAACACACCAATTTCTTTCTTCAGTGCTTACTCCTGATCTTTTTATCATCTCATTAGATAATCTGCCTTCTGCTTTAAAATAAATAATTTTGCCAGCATCCCCAAAATGTTTTTGAAAATAGCGAGCAAAAGAAAGAGCACAGCTTGTTTTGCCTCCTTCATTTACTCCCGTGAATCTATGAATGCCGCATCCAAGCCCACCGTCCATCGCTAAGTCTAAATTGAGACTTCCTGAAGGAATTTTATAATCCTCTGGGTTTAAATGATTGTAGTGATATTTTTTATTCTTTTTATCATTTAAAAAGCTTTCTATCTGTTCTTCTGACGTTAATACTTCTTTACTCATTAAAATAATCCTTTATTGATCTCTTTTTTTTCTCTATTTTTAAATCTTCTCCAAACTTTTCATTATAAATTTTTGACTGCTCAATAACTCTTGGCTTATAATGAAATTGTCTATACTTTCTTAAAACAAAAACTTTACCGATTTCGCCTAGTATTGTCGCAAGGCTTTTAAACTTTTTTTCAAATGTAACTTTTTCCCAAAAATCTTTATCTGGAAACTCTTTGAGTACAGACTTTAATATTTTCATCTCTCTACCCCAAAAAGATTCACGCTCTGACTTTGGGGCTGAAGCATGTGGGCAAGCAACTAATTTTTCAATTAATTTTTGCTCAAAAGTTTTTTTTCTACCTCTTGGCATGTTCTAATTCCAAATCATATTCTACCATGCGTTGAACTAAGTTGTCAAATGAAATTTCTGGTTGCCAGTTTAGCTCTGTTCTTGCTGGATTAGAATCTCCGTAAAGTAATTCTACTTCGGCTGGACGATAGAAGTCTTCACTAATCTCAACTAGTGGAACATTATTACCTTCATGTAAAAATTTTTCATCAAGATTTTCACCATGCCAACTTCCAGTTATATAAGCATGTCCAAATGCTTTTTCAACAAATTCTTTAATACTGTGAGTTTCATTACTTGATAAAACATACTCTTTTGGCTCTTCTTGATTAAGCATAAGCCAAACAGCTTTAACAAAATCTTCAGAATCTGACCAATCTCTACGAGCATTTACATTTCCTAGTTTTATAGATTTAAAGTCTTCATTATTTGCTATCGCAGTGGCTATTTTTGCTACAGCTTTTGTGATTTTGCGCGTAACAAACTCCTCACCTCGGCGTAATCCTTCATGATTAAATAATATGCTATGCATGGCATATAAGCCATAAGATTCTCTATAAACTTTTACGATATGCCTTGCTGAAGCTTTAGAAGCTCCATACGGGCTTCTTGGCTTAATTGGGTGATTTATGTCTTGTGGTGAATAATCAACATCTCCAAATTCTTCAGAACTACCTGCACTATAAAATCTACAATTAGGCTTAAATTTTCTTATTGCCTCGAGAGATCTTATAACTCCAAGAGTGTTTACATCAAATACTTGTAATGGCATATCCCAACTACAGCCCACAAATGAGTTTGCAGCAAAGTTAATAAAATAATCTGGCTTTATATCTTGAACAAGTCTGTCTATGGATATTTCGTCTGTTAAGTCTCCATATACTAAAGAAAGTCTTGGGTTGTCTTTAAACGATAGTATATTAGTTTCATTTAAATTTGATGATCTGCGCATCATTCCATAAACTTGTATTGGTTCGTCAAGAGAGAGTAAATATTCAGCCATATTTGCTCCATCTTGCCCTAAGATTCCTGTTATTAATACTTTTTTTAATTCCATAGTGCTTTACTAACTGTTGGTAAATTTTGTGTAAAAATTTCTTTACATGATTCTGCGATTTGACGATGTTCTTTTTGCGTGTTTTCTTCTGTTCTTAAGTCAATATAATGCGCCCAGCTTCTTATGCTGCCTTTCATGTACATTGTTGTCTCAACTGTAAGAGGTAAAATCATTCGTGCAGATTCTTTTGCTACGCCATCTTCAATTAAATTATTATATAAACTAATTCCTTTTGCCAAATGCTCTCTAACTTTTGTAAGTAGCATGCCGTTTTTATATTCGTCTATACTACTTTGTCTATTTTTTGCAGCTTGTTTACGTAGCTCTAATTTTTCTAAAACTTGTGCTTGCGAATATCTTTGACTAAACTCTTGAAAAGAAAAA